TCAGCGAGACGGTTTAACCGGCCGTGCGCCTCGCACGTAACGCGCTGTCATGCCCGGTCCACTGTGACCCGCCAGGCGCTGTCCGGCCTCCAATCCTTCGTCGATCGTCTTGTGCGTCACGCCGCGCGCGCGGAGATCGCGGAACTGAAACTTCGCTTTGTCGATACCGGCCCGCTCGCGTGCCTTGTCGAAGCGCGACCGCAGCTTGCCCTTGGTGAGCGGATAGCCTTCCTCGTCGCGCAGCAGGTAGGGAGAGACGTCGACCTTCGAACCACGCCAGGCCAGCAAGCGTTCGATCAGTGCCGCGAGCTCGCCGGTGATTTGTACCGTAACGAATGCGCCCGTCTTCTGCGTGCGGAAGATGAGGTTGCCGCGCACGATGTTGGAGCGCTGCACGCGCAGGACGTCCGAAGGGCGTTGTGCGCAGAGATCGGCCAGGTCCATCGCGTTGCGTAGCGGCTGGTCGGCCACCGTGTAGACGGCTGCATATAGCTCGTCATCGATGAGGATGGCCTGGCGCCCTGTCTCTTTCTTGCCGCGCACGCCGGCGCATGGGTTCGCGATCGTCATCATGCCCCACAGCCGCCCGCAGTTCAGGACCAGCGACAGCACGGCCTTCGTGCGGTTCGCTGTCACGACGCCGCGTTTCTCTGCCGTTGCTCGCCAGATCGCGGCGACGTCGGCCGGCGTGAGTGTGTCGAGCTCGCGATCGCCGATGACGCCAGCGAGCCTGGAGAGGAACAGGTCGTACATGCGTTGCGTCGCCGCAGACTTCTGCGGCAGCTCGCGGGTGCGGTAAGCCTGCTCGAGCAAGGCGAACGTGTGCCGCGTCGTTTCCGACGACGGCGCACGGGCACCTTCTAACTCGGCCCACCGTTGGAGTGCGACGACGCGATCAGTGCCGAGCGGCTCAAGAATGCGCCGCCCGTCCACCTCGCCGTGATCGTAGTAGTAGCGCAGCGAGCCGTCCGCGTTCTTGCGCGAACGGAAGCGCGGAATTGCACCTGGAGTTTGTGCTTTGCCAGCCATCACACTGCGCCGAGATTCAGCGCCGTGAGACCGGCGGCCTGCGGTGCGCGCACTTGTTTAGATTCGACGATTCCCATTTGCTTGTCGTGGTAAGCGCGTGCGACCAGCACGCGGCCGTGCACGTCGACGACATGCGGCCAACCCTGTCGAGCGAGCCACAGGATTTGGCGCGCGCGTTGCGGCGTGCCGGTCAGTTCGCGCAGTTCTTGTCGGCCGAGATACGCACCGGTGCCGCGCTGCGAGCCGCGACGTGAATATTCTTGCATGGTGATTTTCATTACGGAAGAGGACCACACGCAGCGCAATTGAGGGATTGGGGGATTGCGCGAAATGTGACTCTAACTATCTGATTTTTTTGACTATTTTGTGCCCCTAATTGCCCTCAAATATACGGGGCGCCCCTTCCCAATTGGGGGCCTAAAAAATAGGCAGTGTCCGCAATTGAGGGCAAAACGGGCGCGACTAGGGGCAACGCATTCGTGTCGATTCCTTGCCTCTCTTCGTATTCTTTCTTCTTCTTTTTCAATGAATTAGAGAGAGAAGAGAAAGGGGCGACGGCGGCCGACGCCAAAATCGGACTAGGGGCAAAACCGGCATGAATGGGGGCAAAAGCTATGCGACATGGGGCGGGTGTCTTCTCAACAATCAATGACTTACGATCGAAGAGGCCCGGAATCCCCGAGTTTTCTGCGCTGCATGCCCGTTCCCTGTGGAAAAACCGGTCCGTGCGGCCCCCGTCCCTCAAGGCCAGCGCAGTTGCCCGGCCGTTTCGACTTGCGGGGGGGACGGGGGGCAGCGGAAAGAGCGACGGCCGGGCATTCGCGTGCGCCGATTGCTGCGCGCATCGACGCACGCACCGGAAACCCGAATACAGGGCCGCTACGCGGCCGGAATGAATGAGGGAAGGGGTACGGCCGCACGGCGGCCGCATCGGCCGAGAGCGTGTCACGCTGCGGCCCCTTGCAGTGCATCGGTGGCCAGGTCTTCCCGGATGGATACGTGCAGGCCGAACGCGGCCAGGCGTTCGAGCGAGATCGGCGTGAGGTAGCGCACGCGGCGCGTGTAGATCCGGCGCTCGACCTCCTTGTCGCCGACGATGACGCCGGCGTGCTTGAGCTGCGCCTTGAACACGCGGTCGGATTTCACGGGCAGGCCATTCCACTTGTCGCGCAGCGCGCTCGTGTGGGCGATGTGGTCCATCACGTGGCCGGTGTTGATGAGCAGGCAGAACTCGCCGTCGACGGTATCGAAGGTGTACGGGTGCTTGTAGTTGCCGCAGTCCATTTCGGACAGCGCGGTTTCCATGATCCAGACCCACGGCTCGCGATCGGCGCTCGTCTCGGCGATGTGACCGTTCATTTCGGCGAGTAGGTCGCGCGGGAAGTCTCCTTCGCTCGGGTCCATGCCGGCGAACTCGCACAGGTAGCGCCAGGCGAGCGCGACGGCCGCATAGTTGCCCGCCATCCGCTTCGCGCCGTCGTCCTCGCCGCTCGCGCGGCAATTGGCCAGCGCCTTGTCGCGCAGCGTCGCGTACTGGTCGGACACGGCGCGCTTGTCCAGGCCGGCGAGGAATTCGAGCCACTGTCGAACCGGGAAGCGCGGCAGGTCGTCGGGCATCAGCGGGCCGCGCTTGCCGGTCAGCGTCGTGCGCACGAGCTTGCCGAGCAGGCTGCGCACGGGCACGTCTTCGCCGGCCAGCATCACGGGCGCGCACAACAGGTATTCGGTCATGTCGGTGCCGCGACGTGTCACGGTGTACTGGTAGTTCTCCTGCAGCAGGCCGACCGCCTTGTCGATCACGTCCTGCCGGCGTGCGGACAGCTCTTCCCATCCGACCGGGTGGCTCGTGTGGCTGATGCTGGTCAGCAGGCGGAACTCGGTCTGCAGCGACTGCCCGGAAAACATCGTGAACGCGAGCGAGCGCTCGAGGCGCTTGATGAGCGTCGACTTGCCGGCGCCTTTGTTCGCCTGGATCGTGATGTGCGGCCAGAAACCGAGCAACGCCTTCAGGTGGCCACCGAGCGCCCACACGAGCGGAATCGTCGCGGCGTTCTGCTTGAACGTCGCCTGGTACGCGGCGATCACGCGGCGCGCATCGCTGGCCGGGCCGGTCGGGAAGGTCAGGTTGTGATACGGGCACTGCTTGTCGGCTTCGGTGAAATAGCAGTCCGGCCCCTCGTTGACGATCAGCCGGCCGTCGCGCCAGGCGAGCCCGACGAAGTTTGCCGCTTGGCGCGCGCCCAGGTCGGCGCCGCGCTCGAGGATGTTGACCATCCGCTTGAACGGCGCCGGCGCCCAGATCGGGCCGAACTTGCCCCACTGGTCGACGTTGTGGAGCTGGTCGTCGAGCATGACGCGGCGCACGAGCTGCGCGCCGTGGCGCGGCGCCTGCACTGACACGGCGAAATAGACGGTCGGCGCCTGGTCGGCGTCGCCCGTCATCGTCGACGTCGCGCTCGCCACGGACACGCGGCTGATGCCGGCGATGCGGAAGCCGCACAGATCGATCATGACGGGCGTCTCGACGCCGCTTTCCTCGTTCTTGTCCATCTTCGAGATGTAGCTGGTGAAGTCGGGCCGCACTCGGAACTTGTAGTACTGCGCGAAGTCGTGCGACGGCAGGAAGATGCGCGGCCGGCCGCGACGCGTGGTGTCGCCGGCGAGGCCGGCGATGAGCCACGGCTCGAGCTGGTCGAGTGCGCGCTGCAGATCGGCCGGGCCGCGCAGTTGCAGGTAGTCGTTTACGTCGTTGATCGGCTTGACGGCCTTCTCTCCGTCCGCGAGGTCTGCGAACCAATTCGCTTGGTCGACGAGGACGGCGCTGATGTTCAGCGCCGTGAGCCGTTCGTAGAGCGCCCAGGCAGCTTCCGGTCCAGGGCGGCGGCCGGCGCGCGGGTGGCCGTCCGCGAACGGCTCGTCGTTGTCCAGGCAGATCACGACCTGCTTGCCGCGCAGGAACGTGAAGTCGATGCCGTCGACGTTCGCCAGGCCGCGCAGCGCGAGCGCGGCGGCACCAGGCATCGCGCAGGTGTCGATCGACAGCGCGTTGATCGCGCTTTCGACGATGAACACGCGCTTCGCCTTGTCGAGCCGGCGAGGATCGGCGGTCCAGCCGTAGCCGGCCTTGTCGCCCTGGGTCTGCGTCTTGACGCCGCCGTTGAGCGTCGGATCGACATAGCGCATGTCGACGGCAACGACGCGGCCGTCGCCCGGCGCGCGCGCGATGAACGCAGCGGCCGGGCCGGCGTGACCTACTTCGCCGGCCGCGACCTTCGAGCTGGTCCACGTGTTGAAGCCGAGCGTGCGGGCGGCGATCGCCGCGTCGATCGCGCCGGCGGAAATGCCACGGCCGCCGAGGTATTCGCGTACCTGGTCGCGCTCGGCGAAGCACCGATCGGCGATGTACTCGACGGTCGTTTTTTCGCGGCGCTCGGCCGGCGCCTGCCGATCGAGCGGAATGCCGTACGCGTCGTGGAGGTAGCGCACCGCGTCGGCGACCGTGCCGCCGCGCGCGTGGATGACCAGGTCGATACACGAGCCGCCGACATCGGCGCTATGGTCGCGCCAGCCGGTGCCGTGCTTCGGGTGGTTCACGTAGATCGACAGGGACGGGCTCTTGTCGTCGTGCTGCGGCGAGTGGTACAGCGCGCGGTCGCCGCCGCGGCCGCGCTTCAAGCCGAGGCGATCGGCGAGGTCGTGCAGGTCGATGCGTTGTTTCAGTTCGTCGATCGAAGCCATCGTTATTGCTGTTGCTGTTGGTGCAGGGAGAGGGCGGCAGGGTTGCCGGGTGTCGCAGGGCTGTCGACGAGCGCGCGGAGCGCGCCGGCCGAAGCGGGGAAGGCAAGGGCCAGTCGATCGCCGAGGACGCTGACGAACAGCGCGAGCACCGCGACGCGTTGCAGCCCGCCCGGCTCGTGGTCGAACCGAAGAACGTCGGCGGCCGCCGCGATGGAGGCCGCGAGCGCGGCGTCGTGAGGGGTAGTCGTGTGCGTCATGCTGCGGCGCCTCCGAGGATGTCGTGATGGTTCTGTTGCAGGCGTTGAACGGCGTGCTGCAGCTCATAGCGCGAGGTGATCGCTTGGTCGAGCATGGTGCGCAGGCGCTTGCGGTTGCGTTCGAGATTCGACGTCGCGTTCGCGAGGGCAGCGGTGCGCGTCGCGCCGTGGCCGATGCGGATGCCCGATATCAGGTGCGTGACGACGCATTTTTCGGGGTGGCCGTCGTGCAGGTGCGACTCGGTGTGAATGCCGAACGTGGCGCCGGCATCGTTCGGGATGACGACGTGATCGCCGGCGACGGTGCGCAGGCCGGCCGACGTCAGCAGCTCGTAACGGATGGTGGGTTCATGCATCATGTTCACCACTCCCCTGCGACGCCGCCGAGCGAGTTGAGCACGGCGCAGATTTCCATCTTCAGCAGAACGTGTGCCCAAGTACCGAGTTCGGCCATTCGGACCTCGTCGACCATTTCGAGCAGCCATTTCCGCCTGCCAAGTTTCAGTTCGATCTCCATCGCGTCACCCCCGTGCCGGAACGGACCAGGCCAGCGCCGCGACCAGGACGCACATCGCGGCGGCGCCGATCACGAACGCGATGGGCCGCGCGTGTCGAACGTCGAACAGGCGCAGCACGTCGGCGGCCAGGCAATAGATGCCCGTGAGGGAAAGGGAAAGCATCAGCAGCACGCCGATGCTGAAAACGTAGGGCTTCATGGTGTGGTTCCAAGTGAGTGCGCCGGCGGCCGGCGCGGATGGGTCAGTCGAAGTCGTTCGCGGCGCAGCGTTTCGCGTCGAACGCGGGACGGGGGCGAAGGCGGACCTGTTTGCGCTCCTGCAGTGCGAACGCCGCACACTCGACGACGAGCCGAACCCATGGGGGAGCCAAGTCGGGGTCGCCGACCATGCACAGGTCATTCCAGGCTTTGCGCCAGGCGGCGTCGGAGAGGGGCGTGCGCATCGCTTCAGTGCATCCAGGCGAGCACCGGCGTACCGCGTGCGAGGTCCCACGACACGACGAAACCCAGGGCACGGGCAGAGGCGACGAACACGTCGGCGCGCACATCGGCGGCGGAGATCTTCGTGAGGTACGCGACGCGTTCGTCGTAGGACAGCGAATCAGCGAGTGCGGCGATCGGAGCGGGGATCAGCATTTGCATACGGCCTCCAAGAAATTTCAGGCAAAAGGAGTCCCTCACGCCCGCGGAGCGGGCGCGATGGGTGTTCAGCGAAAAAGCGGGCTAGGGTTTAGGCGTCGATCAGCGAGAGCTGTCGAGGGTCTTGTGGCAGGCGCTTGACCTTGCCGACAGGCAGGTACACCTTCGGGTTCGGACGAAGGCTAGGGGCTACCGTGTGGGTGACGGACATCAGAGCGCGATACGTGTGCGAACACTCGATGTTTTCGCACTGGCAGTAGTACTCACGCGACAGCAGCGAAAGCATGCGGCTGGTACGAATTACGGCGCGGCTGCCGCAGTGGTGGCACTTCAATTTCATCGTGACTTCCTGTCGGAAACTGCCGCGTTAGCTACGGCTGGTGGTTACGGCGTAAAGAGCCCGGTTTCGTCCGGTGAGGCGACGCGCACCGTTGCGCAGTCGTCGCTTCACGAGCCATTCGGCCGCCTGCTGGATCGTCGCAAGACCTTCCTGCAGTCGGACGCGTTCGAGTAGTTCGGCTTCTTGCTCGGTGAATGTGAGTTCGAGTTCGGGCATTGGATCGGCTGCTCTAGGGCTGCTGCTTTCAGCCGTGCTCGTGGGCTACATTGCACGCTGGAATCAGAGCTTCAGCGGCTTCGCGCAAAACCATCTGGCGAATCAGCGTTGCAGCGGCTTCGCCCTGGTAGTTGGCGAGGGCGGTGATGAGGGCGAATTCGTAGTCATCGAAACGCACCATCAGGCGGTTGTCGCGGACACGTTTTGGATCCGGATACATGGTGATCACCTCGGGTTCAGCTTGCGGAAACGTTGCCCGTGGTGTCCTCAAACGAGGACATCTTGGCGAGGTAGAGGGAGAGCCCTTCGAGATAGACGAGACGCGCGAGGCTCGACAGGGAGCGTCGTTCTTGGCGGCCGAGCTGCTCGAGCTGGGCACGCTCTGCGGGAAGCAGGCGCAGCGAAACGGTCTTGCTGGACATGACGCCCGGCGGCGCACGCCGCGGGCCTTTGTGGGTAGTCATGGCGGGTATACTCAATTTCGATAGTGCTTCACTAGGGATAGGTGAAGTATAAGTTCCAATTATTTGGAATTCAACATGTTTGTGGGAAATAAATGGGTATTGGAGCGCGACTGAAGGAGGAGCGCATGCGTATCGGCTTGAGCCAAGCCGAGATCGCTGCGCTCGGTGGGCTATCGAACAAGACCCAACTCGGCTACGAATCAGACGTGCGTTCGCCCGACGCGAACTACCTGGCAGCGCTCGCCAAGGTCGGCGTCGACGTGCTGTACGTCATCACCGGCGAGCGTTCCGTTCAATCAGCGTTGCCGCAGGACGTCGCGGACATCGTCGACAGCGTTCTGCAACTGAACGATATCGGCCGTACCGCCATACAGGGCGCCATCAACGGCTATTTGCATGTTGGCGAAATGACCTTGTCTGGCGAACCCTCGAAGCGGATTCCGCGCGTCGCGGCGAATCGCATGGCGAAGCTGGATGCCTTCGTCGAAGATGAGGTGAAAGCCGCGCAGGCCGACGTTGAGCGGACCAAACGGCAACGCGCGTCGCGCAAGCGCAGCGAATCCGGTCAGGACTGACGCAGGGATTCTGCGGCGCGTTTGAGCGCCTCCATTGCGGTTTCTACATCAGCCAGGACGTCGACCGCATCGAACGCGGTCGGCGCATTTCCTGGGTTCCCGTGCAGTGCCGTGAGATCACGATCGAAGCGGGCCACGAGCGCGCATAGTCGCTCGCCGAATGCGGTGAGGCGAAACCCATCCTTCCCTGCACGTCGCTCCATCAGTGGCTGGCCTAGCACCCGCTCGAGCTCCGCGATCTTCTGGCTCAGCGTCGAGCGGTGCACGCCGATCGCACGGGCCGCTTCCGTGATGCTGCGGTATTGAGCGGCGCCGACGAAAGCTTTCAGTAGATTCCAGTTGAATTGTGGCGGCTGGGGTGAGGCTTTCATAGGAGTGCGCAGGGATCAGCATTGCGCAATCTATCAGTGTGTGGCCGCTCTTGCTCGGCGGGCACATGGATGCTGGCAAACGTGGGCTTTTACCCACCTTGCGACGGGCTTTTTCCCACGTTTTCAAACTGTAAAAAAAGGTCGAAAATAGGGCACGTTACTTGATGCGTGAATGCCGTTTCACGTTGTAACGTCTCCGACAATAGCCGAAGAGGTAGCAGTAGTGCGTAACACGAAGCAAGACCAACAGGACACAATTGAAACCACGATCGACGGGGCCATCGATCGCTGCACGGAAGCAACGCTCGTCGCGCAATGTGCGCGTTTCCGTGAACCGGGCGAGACGAAGCGCAAGGGAGTACCTGGGCGAACCCTGTCGCCGGCCGAACATGCTGACCTCGTGCAGCTCGTTACCAGCTCGCTGGCAAGTCTGTCGGTCATCCGCCGCATGTTGATCCAGTAGCTTCACGTCCCATCCGAGGTGTCGATCTCCGGCACCTCGCTCGCCTTGACCTCTAGATCGAGGTCCGATGTAAATCCGCCGTTACCATCGATCGAATGTGTAGCGCGCGCAATGATCCAGTTGCAATCATCAATGACACGTTTGTAACCGCGCACGGTTACAGGTAATTCAGTCATCAGCTCGGGGCGGCCGAGCGCCAGCACAATGCTGAACTCTGCAACGCCGCGCTGCAACTTCTCCCATTCCGCTTTCGCCGCGCGCGTCGCGTTCGCCTTGTTCGCGTACGTATGCCGCAGCGTCTTCACGTTCTCGGCCGTGCCGAACAGCACATCGCCGCTCTTGTCGATCGGCTTCTTCTTCGCTGTCGTGCGACGCCGGCGCCGCTTCACGGTGGTCGACTGTTTCTTCGCGGTGCGCGTGTTCAGGTAGAACGCCTGCACGCCGGAATACGTGTCCCGATCGGCGACGCCGAACTCGTGGCGATCGCCGACGTCGCGCGTGATCGTGACGGCGGGCAGCGGCTTGCCGCTCGCGGTCGTCGCCTCGCCGGCCTTGATGAACAGCAGCAGCCCGTTTTTCACGGTGGCGATCGCGTCGAACATCTTCGCCAGGCGCGACAGCAGATTGGCATCCGACTCGGCCGTCTGGTCGATGTGGTCGACGAGCTGCCCGTCGAGCGCCTTGCTGATACGCGCCTCGACCTTGTTCTGACTGGCGATCGCGCGCACGATCGCGCCGACCGTCTGCCGGTGCCAGGACCGTTCCTTCTTGATCGACAGGCCCGCGCGCAGATCCACGCTGCGCGCACGGATGGTCAGCACGTCCGGCGTGCCGGAGTGCCGCACCTCGTCGACCATGAATTCGCCCTTGTCGATCAGGCCGTTCGCCGCGCCCGCCCAGCCGATCGACAGCTTCAGCGTGACGCCGCGACTCGGGATCTCGAGCGCGCCGTCTGAGTCGTCGAGGCTGATATCGAGCTGGTCCGCTTCGAAGCCGCGGTTGTCCTGCAGCGTCAGCGAGATCAGCCGGCCGTCGAACTTCTTCGTGATGTTCTTGCCGTTGAGCGTGATCGAGTAGATCGCACGCGGTACGCGATCGTCGGCGATCACGACCTTCTGCACCAGGTCGGCGCCAGGGATGTCCGACAGGTTCATAGCGAGATTGCCCCCTTGATGGCGTCGGTCACGATGCCGAGCATGTCGAGATCGTCGTTGCGCGTCAGGGCAATGGTGAACTCGACGCGCCGCGCGGTGCCGTCGTCGAAAAACAGCGTGCGCGTCGTGTCGATGTTGTCGATCGTGAACATGCCATAGATGTGGCCGGTGCCCTCGATCAGCGGCCAGGCGGTGTGCTGGTCGGCCATCGCCTCGATGACGGCAAGCGAAAGGTCGCCGCCCGTCAGCTCGGGCAGCAGCACGCCGGAGAGGCTGATGGTTTCGTCGTCCTCGCCGACGTACTGTCGCGCGGGCTTTTTGCCGACACGGTTGTTGCTCGCGAAGCGCCAGCCGCGCCGGCGCTTCAGCTCCTGGTAGGGCAGGGTCGACAGGCTGAACACGAACAGCCCGAGCGCCATCATCATGAGAATCTCTCCTTCAATCCCGATCGCGCAGACGCGAGCGCTCGCGCGCGGCCTGCGCGGCCTGTTCCTGGCGCATCACATTGCGGACCTCTTGCGCGAGCGCCTGTACGTCCATGCCTGGCGCCGCGTATACCTGGATCGTGATCGGCGCCGGCGCGACCGGCGCGCGGGCAGCGGCCGACGCGACCGTGAGCGGCGGCCGGTTGTCGACGGTGAGCGGTGCGCCGCCGGCGATCGCCGCGCCCGTGATGCCGATGCCGGCGCCGGCGGCGACGATCCGCTTGCCAACCTCGAGCACGGTCGACAGCGGTCCGTCCTGGCCCTCGCGCAGACCCTGATCCAGGCCGGCCATCGTGAAGCCGCCAAGCGCGGCGAACACGCGGCTGGGTGAATGGATGCCGAGCTTTTCCTTGAACCAGCCGATCACGCTGCCGCCGGCCGACTCGATCGCATCCTTCACCGAGCCCAGGCCGCTTTTGATGCCGTTGACCAGGCCAGACATCATGTTGGCGCCGAATTCGACGAAGCGGGCAGCGGCCTGCGCAGCCACGACGACGATGTCGGCGAGCCATGCGCCGAACCCCTTGCCGGCGTTGGTCGCCGCGTCGAGGCTTTTCTTGCTGGCGTCGACCGGCCCCAACAGACGCGAGATCCAGTCCCACGCGCTCTTCACGGCGTCGACCAACCAGTCGAACACGGGCTTCAACGGCTCGAACGCCGCGCCGAGCGTCGCGAGCACGCCGCTGAAAATCGGCGCGAGCGGCCGCAGGCCCTCAGTCAGCCCCTGCCAGAAGCCCGAGAAAAACGCCTTGATCGGCTCCCAATACTTCCAGATCAGCTGCGCGGCGAGCGCGATCGCAGTGATCGCGAGGCCAACCGGGTTCATCAGCGCAACGCGGCCGACGAAGAGGAACATCTGGGCCAGGCCGCCGAGGGCAGCACGCACGCCGTTGATCGCGCCCATCGTGCCGCCCTTGACCAGATTGAGGCCGCCGCGCGCTGCGTCGACGGCCATGCCGGACGCGCCGCGCCTGGCGACATACTGGCGGGCCGTCGTCCAGCGCGACGCCGCAGCCGCGCGCGTCGCGGCCGCCTGCGCGGCGACAGCGCGCCACACTTGGACGGTGTATTGCCGCGCGGCGCCGGCGCCGTCCTTCATCGCGGTCACGGCTGACACGCCCCATTGCCGAACCGCCGCCTTCGCGGCCTGGCACGCGGCCGGCACGCGCTGGGCGAGCGACGCGACGTAGGCGCGCAGCGACGACGCCGCAGCGCGAGGCGATGACGCCTGCCAGGCGCCCGACAGCGCTGTGCGAATGCGGCTAGCGGCGGATTGCGTGCTTCTGCCAGCGGCGGTGACGCCGGATGCGGCGCCGGACGCCGCGCGAGAAATGCCGCGCAGCGCACCGGCGCTGGCGCCGAGCGCACGCACGAAGACGCCGCCCTGAATGCCAAGCATCGACATGCTGAAGCGCACGATCGCCAGCGGCCCGAGAATGCCCGCGAGCGCGATTGTCAGCGTGCCGAGCACGGCGAGCAGTACGCCGAGGCCGGCCGCGCCGACCGCGACAGCGCGCGTGAAATTCGGGTATTCCTTCGCGAAGCCGAGCAGCCGCTCGAGCACGCTCGTCGTCAGCTCGAGCGCGCGGTTGTACACGGGCAGCACCTGCTCGCCGATGACGGTGCGCAGGTTGCGCACCTTCTCGAGCGCGATCAGCTCTTTCCCTTCCGTTTGCTTCTGGCCCAGCTCGTGCAGCTTGTCGATGCCGTACGCGCCACGGTTCAGTTTTTCGTTCTTGTGAATCTGCTCGCGCTGCATATACATCGTGGCGAACAGGTTCGCGCCGTTGCCGTTCGTCATGATCGTGGAGAATTCCTCCAGGATCTTCGCGTCGGACGTGATGCCCTTGGCCTTCAGCTTCGGCAGCAGGACTTTCTCCATCCACTCGAACGGCGACGCGTTGAAGAGATCGCCCTGCATCAGCGCGCCGGGCTTGATGCGCTTGACGGTGCCGGTCGTCGTGTACTCGACGTCCTTCTTGTCGACGAGCCCCAGTTCGACCAGGCGCTTCGACGCACGCACGGTGGTCTTGCCCTGCATCAGGTTGCTGTACGCGGCCTGCACGCCGGTACCGGCAGCATGCCCGCCCATTTCCTGAATCAGCGGCTCCATCTGGTAATAGAACGCGTCCTGGCGCATCTGCTTCGCGGCGACCTTGCCGGTCTGGATGAAGTTGCGCCACTCGTCGCCGCCGACGCGACCGCCGGTAGCGGACAGCACCTGCTGGACCATGTTCGCTTCGCTCTTGAACTTCGCTTCGCTTTTCGTGCCGCCGCGCAGCTCGATCACCTTCAGCATGTTCATGAACTTCTCTTCGTTCTCGTGCCCTTGGCCGGCACCGAACATCGCCTCGTTCGCGAACTTCATCTTCGCGAGCGTCGGCATGACCATCTGCGCGTGATGTTCGTCCGCGAAGATCGACATCGCGTCGCGCATCAGCGTCATGTTCTCGGACGTCGACACGCCGACCGATTTCATCGAGCGCACGTAGCGCTCGGCGTCCTGCGTCGCCTGGTCGCCCAGGCCTAGCGCCTGGATGCGGCCGCGCTCGTTCTGTACCTTCTTCGCCTCGGCCAGCGGCTCGCGCAGATCGTTGAGGATGTGCGAGCCGGTTTCGCGCGCGGCATATCCGCCGATCGCCATCTCGGCCGCTGCGCCGCGCGTCGCGCCCATCTTGGCGCGCGCGTCCGCGATGCGCTTCTGGCGGGTGTTCAGTGCGTCGAGGCGACGTGATTGCGCGTCGATCGCGCCGGTCGTCGCGGCGATGTCAGTGCGCAGTGTGCGCTCGTGCTGGGAAAGATTGCGCGTGTCGACGCCGGCGCGGCCAAGCCGGTTGCGCAGCTCGTCGACGCTGGCCGATTGCTTCTTGAACGCGGCGCCGAGCTTCGACGAGGCTTGCCGCGCCTTCGCCAGCTCGGCAATCATCTGCTGCGACGGCGGCCCAGCCTCACGCAACGACTTCGCGAGTTCCTTGACCTTCTTCTGCGCGTCGGCGAGCTTCGTCGCGGTGTTGGCGAGCCCCGTGCGCATCTCGCGGAACTCGCCGATGCGACGCTGCGTATCGTTGAGTTCCTTGAGGCGCGCGCGGGAGTCGCGCAGCTCCTTCACGAGCGTACGGTTCTTGGTGGCGATCTCGCGGATCGGCCGGCTCGCCTGGTCGAGCGCCTTGAGGACGACCTCGAGGCGCAAGGAACGGTCACTCATTCATCGCCCCGTTCGTGGCGGACGCGCGCGTGCTCGCGCCAGGTCATCAATTCGTCGAGAGACATGGCGTTCATCACGTCGGGCGTCCAGTGGAAAACGAGGGCGATGTCGGCCATCACTTCGTCGACGGCTCGAGGGATGCGTCCTGCTTCACGGAGTTCGGTACCAAAAAACCGGCAAGCTCCGTGCCGAGCTTGACCAGGTCGGCCGGGTCCATGCGCAGCACGTCCTGCTCCGTCAGCATCGGATTGCTGATGCGCGGGAGCACCTTCGACAGAGCGATGACGTCGAGCTGCAGGACATCGGTGAGCGTGACGCCGCGCAGCGCACCGCTACCCGACATGGTCAGCGTGACGGCATCGATTTTTTGCTCGCCGCGCGCGATCGGGGTATCGAGGGGCAGCGGGTCGGTTCGTTTCAGGGACATGGTCATTCCTTAGAGGGTGCGGGTGATGAGTTACAGGCCGAGTGCGCGGCGCTGCTGGGCGAGGCGATCGACGCCGCCGACGATCTCGACGAAGTTGGGGATGTCGATCTCGATCAGGGTTTCGCCGTTGACGACGAGGCGGTAATACGCGAGCGACATGGTTCCGGTCTGGTCGGCGTTGTCGCCGGCCTTGGCCTTGCCGGGGTCGATTTCCTTGTAGCGGCCGCGCACGTACACCTCGACCGCGTCGGTTTCTTCGGTGTCGTCGCGTTGATAGGAGCCGGCGAAGCGTACGGAGACGCCGTCGATCTTCGACGTGCCCCACGTCTTGAACATCTCCTTCATGAAGCCGCCCATCGTGAGGCCCAGCTCGAGCTTCTCCATGCCGAGGTCGATGTCGACCTCGGCGTTCATGCCGCCGCCGCGATACGCCTCCATCTTGCGCGAGAGCTTCGGCAACTGGATCTCGGGCACTTCGCCGACGAACGAGACGCCGTCCTCGAACACGTTGAAATTCTTCAGTTTGGATGGCAGAGCCATTGCGTTTTCCTATGGTGAGTGGCGGGCCGTCAAACGGCGATGCTTTCCGCGAACTTGAGCAGGTAGCGATCCGTGATGCGCTGGCGGAACGTCAGGTTTTCGAGCGGCGGGGTCGGGCAGAAGTCGTAGTCGAGGAAGCCCTGACCGGCCTTGAGCGAATCCTTCTCGTTGGCGGCCGGGTCGAACCAGCACTCGCCGTCGATCAGGTAACCGGCGGTTTTCCACGCGCGGAACTTCGCGTTCACGCCGTCGACGATGTCGCGGATCAGCGTGCGGCTCATCGGCTGGTCGACCGCCCACAGGTGCGCCTCGGCCATCGTGTCGGCGATCACCTGGGCACTGCGCACGTAGTTCTCGAACGCCCACAGCTTGTCCTCGGAACAGGTGCGCGATCCCCACAGACGGTAACCATTCGCGTTCACGATCGTGGTGACGTCGTGGCTGTTCAGGTAGCCGGCGTCGGTGTTCGGGTCTTGCAGGTCCCAGAACACGTCGCGGCTGATGCCGGTAACGCCGTTGACGACGACGTTCGAGATCGTCTTGTGCCAGCCCGTCTCTTCGTCGATCTTTGCGCGCATGCCGAGCGCGCGTGCCGTTGCCCAGGTGATGTCGTCGGCGTTGGTCGAGGTGTTCCAGTTCACGAAGTCCGGCCAGATCGTCATCAGCTCGCGCTGACCGAAATTCGCGCGGTAGGCGACGGCCTCTTCTTTCGTTTTCGCACCGAAAGCGTTGACGTATGCGAAGCCGCGCAGATTTTGAGCGACCGTCGCCAGCTCGGTCGCGACCGGCAATGTGTCGAGGCCCGGACAGCCGAGCACGCGCGGTTTGACGCCGAGCCGAGTATGCGCAGCGAGCAGCGCCTTGATGCCCGTGTACTGGCCGTCCGCGGTCGTCGTGCCGATCACGTTGCTGGTCGTTGCGTCCGCGTCCTTGCCGGTCGGTACGCGCACGGCGACGATCAGCGGCGAGGTCTGCGCCGCGATCGCGTCGAGCGAACGCGCGAGCGTGCCCTTCGTGCCAGCGCGGCCGATTGCGGAGCGCACGTCCGTGATGAGGACGGGACGGTTTTCGGGGAAGGTGGCGGCATCGGCGTCGTCGCCGGTGCTGACCAGGCCGATCACGGCCGTGCTGACCGTGCGGATGGGGCGCGTACCGTCATTGATTTCAATGACGCGTACGCCGTGGTGGTAATCAGAAGGCAAGCTTTTCTCCCGGAAGTGAGCCTTCCGAAAGATTGCCTTCCGCGCGCGCGGAGATCACGCGCGGGAGGTTGTACAGCTGCAAGGCACAACCAAAGCCGCTGCGGGGTGTGGCTACGCAGCGACGGGCAACTGGTCCAGCTCGGCCAGGCGCGCGGTCGCGACCTGGTGATAGCTCGGCTCGAGTTCGCAACCGATCCAGTTCAAGCCGGCTTCCTTCGCTGCGGCGAGGAACGTGCCGGACCCGGTGAACGGGTCCAGAACGACGCCGCCGGCCGGTGCCAGGCGCACGACGTCGCGCGCGAGCTGCGCCGGCTTCTCGGTCATATGGCGCTTCGGATGCGCGAGGCGCTCGGAGAACACGCCGGGCAGATACACGTCGGCGCGGCGCACGGCGCCCTTGGTCGCCCAGACCAGGAATTCGGTCTGCTGCGCGAAGCCGCCCATGCGCGGCCGCGTGCGGCCGCTGGTCTTGTCCCATACGGCGACGCCGCGCCAGGTGAAACCGGCGGCTTGGATCGCATCGGTGAGGCTCGGCAACTGGCGCCAGTCGACGAAACAGGCCAGGTGTGCTTCGTTGCGGCAGACGCGATAGGCTTCCGCGAGCCAGGTCATGCACCAGAAGGTCCACGACCGCTGGTCTTTGCTGTCGTGCTGGAATTCAGGATAGACGGTCTTCACGTCGCCGCCGATGTACTTGCTCGACGGCGCCTGGCTGCGCGAAGCGCTCGTGGTGCCGCCCGACGAATAGGGCGGGTCGGTGAAGACCAGGTCGACGCAGGCATCGGGCAGCGCACGCATGACGCTCAGGGCGTCTGCCTGGTGCACGCGGTTGATCAGATCAGCGGTGAGAGTGTGTTGCATGGGGCGAATCCCTTGTATCGGAGGCTCGATGGCCTGCGGGTAAGGGGCTCGCGGCCCTCAGAATATTCAATGCGCCGCAACGCGGGCATTTGATGTTGAGCCGGACGTATTCGCCGGCGCCGAGTTTGCGGTTACAGCTTCCGCATCGGATGTCCTGCATGGGGTGATTCCTGCCTGTGCTAGGATGCCGGCGCCTCTCGAGAGGTGTCGCGGCCCTGGCCAATCCTGCAGGTATGCTCTGCTGGTGCGGGGCGTGCACGATGTTCCCGCATCGCGCACGTCGCCGCGTCCTTTTCTTTCTATGGCGCGTTACGCAACGTATTCGCCGCCGGCCAGCATGTAGCGGTCGGTCGAGCCGTACATCATCGATCCGTCCGCATTCCCGGCATCACCATCGGGCTTCGGTTCCACGAGTCGCCGCTGGATGTATGCGAACGCACCCTCGTCGGCTTCCGGCATGCCCGACACGAAAATCGTGACGCCGCCCTGCAGCGGCTGTTTCCCTGCCTTGAACGTTGCTTCCGATACGTAGCTCTGGATCGTCCCGCTCGTGAACTTCGACGCCGCGTCGATCGCGACGTTGCTGACAACGTGATAGGACGCCTGCGCGCCGGTCGATTCGAGAACGAGTGCTTTCTTGATTGCCATGTTCGATTCCTGGAAATAAAAAATGAAACGGGACTGCGGTTTGTGGTGATGCGCGACTACGCGGGCAACTGCGGCCAGACGACGTCGAGCGGAAAGCCTGCCTGCTGCGGTACGTCCCGCAACGCAGAGCGATAGCGCCGAAGGGCGGCTTCGCGATCGGCGTCGCCGGCGTCCGCCGCGCGCTCGACCAAACGATCGGCTTCGACGAGCAGCGCGTCGCGCTCTTTGCGCACGCGCTCGGGCGCGTCGATCGTCCGTTCGTATTCCGCTTCGAATTCCGGCCACCAGTTCAACAGGTCTACCGGTGTCGGCTGCGGAATGTCGCGCGGATACCAGATCGGCACCCATGCCGATTTCGTTTGATTCAGTGTTTTCTCATCAACCGGGTGCGAGACCCAGTAATCGATGCAGCGGGCAAGCTGCGGAAATTTCTTCGCCAGAATGAAAGCCGCTTGCTCGACGTGGAGCATGGTGTTGGAGTTCGTCATTGGTTCCTCAAAACTACGCCGTAGACAGTGATCGCGTTGGCCGTGCCGTTGCCCGGACCGCTCAGGCCGCAGACGACCCACGGCGCAGGCAGTGCACCGTTGAGCCGGTCAATCGTGCCAAAATTGTTCACGCCGGAATCCCACTGCACGCGCGCACCGGCGTTGGCCTTCGTGTTGTCGCGGTTGTACAGATCGTCGAGGATGGCGTTCATCCACGCGCCGCGATACGAGCAGAAGAGGTTCCCGTCCGTGTTGAGAATCTGCTGGCCGCGCATGTACATCGTGCCCCAGTCGTCTACCGACCATGTGACTGCGTTGTACGCGTTGTTGATGAGTTCAATGCCGCCAGCGCGCCGCGCGCGCAGGTACGTCTGTGCGCCATCGGCGGCACGTAGGCCAAGGTCCGCATCCCATCCATCCCGCGCGAGCGTCAGGCGGCCCCACATCGTGCTGCCGGCGCGGCTGACGTAATTGCTCGGTAGGTGGTTCGATAGCCATCCGCCCCACAGGCTCCCGTACAGGTTTCCATCCGTCGTAACGCGGACTGCGCCGTCGGCAGCCTGCAACTCGCCGTGCGCGATGACCGTCCCCGCTTCGGTGACTGTCAAGTTAGCAACGGTATTCGCGCCGTTTGTAACCATCCACTTCGCTGCCGACGCCTGCACCTGAATTCGCGGCGTGTACCCGTTCGAGTTGAAGACGAGCTGCGACCCGTAGTCGCCGGCTCCGTACAGCGTCACGTTCGCATTGACTTGGCCCCCGGCGTTCTTGTCGAGAGGCGTGACGTTCATGCTGTCCCAAGGAATTGCGCCGGCCCATGTCGGACGCTTCACGAAACTGGCCACCTGCGAGGCGCGCGGAATATCCAGTACGCGACGCTGCGTGACACCGTCGTCGTCAAATGCGCTGAGTGCGAAATCGTCTGTATCGGATTTGCCGATCGTCCAGCGGTTTTTCCCGCCGTTCTTCAGGTAGATCGTGCTCCAACCAGCTCCGCTGTCGATGACCGCAGCGGCCGAATACAAGGCACCTGCGAGCTTCGCCGCGCCGGCGATTTGCAGCTTGTTCGCGCCGTCATCAGCTGTTGTCCCGATCAAGAGGTTTCCGGCCGCGCTGATGCGCGCTCGCTCGGTTCCTCCCGTGCTGAACGTGACGGCACCTGCGCCAACTGTCGCGCTGCCGTAGAAACCGATGTTCGGCCCGTTGGCCCCGTTGTAGATCCCAATCAGGCCAGAATCACCGACACCCTGGCCGTTGATGAAGTAGTTCAATGCCCGCACGCTTCCACCTACCTGCGCCGCGTTGACACCGTCATCATCCGTCCGGCCGATCGTCATCCGACCGCCGGGAACCAGTAATGCGGCTTGGGCATTGCCGGCGACGAGTTGCAGCATGCCGGTCGAACCTTCGCTGCCGACCGAGACGTTGCCGTTCGAGCGAAAGTACCCCCATTCACCGCCGCTGTTGGCCCATGCGGTCGTTTTGCCGTTGCCGAACCGATGCAGCCCACGCGTGACCGCGTTGCCGCTGACCTGCAACATGCTGCCGTCGTCGGCCGGCGGTCCGATGAGGACGCGATTGGTATCGCCGGCGAGAAACCGCATCGTTTCGCGTCCGTTGTTCGTGACCGCGAACACGCCGTCGGCAATATGGAAGAAGCCAGTATCCGGCGCGCCGTCGTTCACAAACGAGATGCCGGGCTTCTCGACACTTCCCTCGGCGGCCAATATCTGACCGGACATGGTGAAACCCGTGGTCTGGGCCGGCTTCGGCAGATTGCCTGCGTTCCACACCTCATTCCCGACGACGAGCAGATTCTTCTTCGCGAAGTCGAACGCGAACATCGCGCCCGTCGACGGGAGGTAGAAGCCGGCCGCATTCGCGGTGCCGAAGAAGTATCCGCCGCTCGGGCCGAGCAGCATGCGAGCCTCATTGGGGCCATTGCTGACGTTGAGCATGCCCTTGACGGCCAGCTGGCCGCCGACATACGTCCCGGCGCCGGTATCGTCCAGCATCACGGCGCCCGTGACGACGTTGACGGTCAGCGGCCGAAGACCGTTCCACGATGCGCCGGGGTCGCTGTTGTTGGTCAGCAGAAGGTAGAAGTTCGAGCCATCGTTGCGCAGCAGGACATCGCGGCCGTTGCGCAGTCGGATGTTTGCACCGCCGGCATCAAGGCCCGAACTGGTGATGCCGCCGGAGAACGTGCCGTTCCCTGCGACCTGAAACACGTTCGTGCCGTCATCGTCGCGGTTGCCGACAAGAAGGCGGCCGCCGTACGTGATCCGCATGGCGCGAACCTGATTCGCGTCGCTGTTGGAGTCGTTGGGCGCACGGTTGATCCAGAAGTCGAGGTACTCCCGGCCCCACGTGCCGCCATCGTAGCCGGCGCGGATCGATGCGATGAGGCGAGCGTTGGTGTCCGCCGTGCCGGCAGCGAAAGTACCGTGAAAGCGGATCTTCGCCGCACGGTTGAGAGCGCCCGACGTCGCCGCGACGGCGAGCTGCGCGTCCTGGTCCGTCGCCGTCGACGTGACGCTGACCGGGCCAGTGAGCTGCGGCCGCACGAGCGGCGCGTATCGCGCGGCTGCGGTCTTCGGTGTCACGGCGCGCGTGTCGTCCGCACCGTCGTCGACCTCGGCCTGCGTCGCCAGCTCGACGACGCCCTTGCGCTCGGTGGTCGCCGGCGGATTGAGGAACGACGTCGGCCCGAACACCAGTTTCGTCACGTCGATCGACGCGAACACGGTATCGGCGGCCAGCAGCAGCATCGAGGTCGCCGCTTTTTCGAGGATCGGATCGTTCTGCACATAGACGCCGAACAGCACGCCGTTGTCCAGGTACAGCCCGAATCCGTACAGCTTGTACTGGTCCGCGCTGTCGTCCTGGATCACGATGTGGATCGTGTCTTTCGCGACGGTATCACCGCCGAACGTCGTGATGCGCTTCAGCTCGCTCGGCAGCGCGGTCATGTCCGGCTTGAAGACGAAAGCCGCCGTGGCGAGGCCAATCTGCGTCACCTGGCGCGCGGTGGTCCCGGTGTTGCCCGGCGCCACCAGTGCGGCGCGGCCGGCGTCCGTGATGTAGATGAGGTTTCCAGCCATGTTCGTTAATCCGTGAGAGAGAGGCGGCGATAAACAGCCGCGCGCACGCCACATGCGACGCCGATCGAGCCGTGCATGCTGAATCCCTGCGTGAAGGTGTAGTGGGCGGTGCCGCGCTTCGCGCGATCGACCTCGGCGCGGATGTCGTTGACGTATTGCGCGGTGGCCGGCACGCCGTCACGCGCGCCGACCGTCATCACGATCTCGAACGTGCCCGGCACGCCTCGCGGCGTTTTCTCGAACCACTCACGCATCACGACGTTCGCACCGAACGACGCGCACACGTCGCGCACGGCATCGGCCGTGCCCTTTTTGCGGGCGATCCGGATCGCGGATTTCACGCGTGCGCGCTTTATCTGCTCGGGCCATTCGTCGCGCCAGGTATCGACGCCCATGTGCCAGGCGAGCCAGGGCAGGAAGCGCAGCGGGATTCGATCCGGGTCCATCAGCGTGTCGATCTCGACCGGGATGTCCAGCACGTCCGAGTTGGCTTCGGCCAGGCGCCGCTCGAGCACGGTCGCGTTCGGCGGCAGCAGGGAGACGGCCGGCTTAGTCATCGGCCACCCCACCGTCCGTCAGCTCGATACCCGTGCAGTACGGCGCCTGGTCGATCGCGATCGGCACGCCTTCGGCCGGCGTGTCGAGCAGGACCTTCTGGACGCCGGCGACGCGCATCGACGCGTACAGTCCGTCCAACGTGACCTCGGAACCCGGCCGGTGCATCGATTCGGTGAACTGCAGCGTCTTCTTCTTCGCTTCCGCGAGCGCGACGGCGCGGTCCGGGCCATTGAAGAAGCGCAGCGTCGCGCGGATCGCGTACGGCACGATCTTCGCGCTCTGCACGATGACCTCATCCGCCTGCGGCCGCTTCTTCTCGAGCGCCTTCTTGACGATGTCGATCAGTTCCTGGCTCGCCGTGCCGTCGCCTTCGCGCGACAGAACCGTGACGATCATCACGCACGGCGACGGGCTATACGCGGTCGCCGCCTTCACGCGCCCGTCAGCGGCGCGCGCATGAAACACGTACGCGTCGTCGGGGCCAGCGACTGAGAAACCGCGCGGCGCGAGCTGGATGCGCTCGCGCAGGCTGTCGTCGTCCTCGTAGACAGGATCGATGCCCTGGTCGGGATCGCCCGGCGAGATCAGCAGGCGGTCGACGTCGAACAGGGCGCCGATGTGCTCGAGCGTGCTGCGCTTCGCGTACGCGAGCAGGATGCCGCGCGCCTTCTCGTTCATGAGCGCGAGCAGCAGCATTTTTTCGTATGCGCCTTCCTGCAGCAGCTTCACCATCGGCTCCGATTCGAGCTCGAGCGTGGCCGCGATCTCGTCCTGCTGTTCCTTCGGGTACAGGGAGACCAAGCGGGCTTTCTTCTCGGCCAGGATCGTTTCATAGTCGAGTTCGTCGACGATGTCCGGTGCCGGGAGCTGCGACAGATCTATCGGCGTCGTTCTCATGCAGCACCTCGCCCGTTCGTCGCCGGCAGGCGCATGGAGAAGGCAGTGCCCGCGCGCGGGCCGTCCGTGCGCTCGCCTTGCAGCTCGAGCACGGCGCCGCCGTCGATGCCGGTGCTGCCGAAATCCACCTGGTTGACCTGGATGCGCGGCTCCCATCGGGCCAGCGCCATCACGGACGCCGCCATGACGCGCATGCGCATCAGGGGATTGACCGGGCCGTCGATCAGCTCGGGCAGCAGCGAACCGTACTCACGGCGCATCACGCGCGTGCCGAGCGGCGTAAACAGGATGTCCGCGACGGACTGCTCGATGTGGACCTGGCCGGCGATCGCGCGGCCGGTGCGTGCGTTCATGCCGTTCATGCGCCACCTGCGATCGGCTTCGAAGTCTTGGCGAATTCGCCCTGCGCCTGGTGCGGATGCTCTACAAGGCTGACGCCTCGCGACTTCACGTCGCCATCAGCCGTCACGGTGCCCGTGAAGTGCGCGCTGCCCTGAATCTCGATCACGGGGCCGCCACCGCCGGCACCGCCCCCGCCCCCGCCCTTGCCGGTCGCGCCCGATTCGAACGTGAGCGGTCCCTTCACGAGCAGCGAGCCCGTCACGGTCGTATCGTCGGCGTCGAGCGTGACGGATTTCGCCTTGACGGTTGCGGTTTTGGTTTCGACCGTGACGCTGCCAGGCGCGATGACCTGGACGGTGGCGCCGGCCGGAAGCGTGGCGGTGAGTGCGTGCGCGGCGAAGTCGTACTGGACGCGTGCGCCGTCGCGGTAGACGCGCACGTGTTGCGTCGGGCTCGAGCTGGGCGAGTCGTGGCCGTCGCAGTACACGCCAGGGAGAAAGAGGCCCGTCGTCGGTTCGCCGGACGGACAGAACAGCAGCCCCGGCTCGCCCTCGGACGGCGGGTCCCACGTGACGCTGTCGCCGGTGCGCTGCGCGAGCCAGCGAATCCAGTCGGTTTGCAGGCCACCGGATTCCACGCGTACGCGGCGGGCACCGTGATCGACTTCGATCACGGTGCCCTCGCGCAGGAGGCTTTCGAGGCGGCGGTTCAGGTCAGCAAAATCATCCATGCGGCAAGGATGCCGCGCGCGCGAGAGAGAGGCACGCTAGAAAGGTTGTACGCGGCCGGGCGACAACGAAATATTGGTCGCTCGCTCAGTAAACCGATAGCCGCTCGGGATCGAATCCAAGTCGGTCACAAAGGCCGAAGAAACAGCATTCCACCGGGCGCTCGAAGGATTGAATGGGCCGGTCAGGATTGGGTAGCCACAGACTTAGGGCGGCCACCATCGAGCGGGTGTAGGCGGGCACGATAGTCATCTTTTCACTGTCGCCGAATCGCGCCAGTAGAACCGGTTTGCCATCTCGGTCCTGCTCGAGAAGCGGTTCACGGAATCCCACGTGCGGCGCGATGTATCCGTCGAGATCCAGGGAGCCGTCGAGATGAGCGCGATAACTCCCATTGCCGGTGACAGCCCCCTTAATTCTGCGGATCATGTCGCGTTCACGTTTGCGCCAGTATCGCTCCGCCCCGCTGTCGAGGAGCCGCTCTGTCCATGCGCGGGCGCTCTGCTTCGCGAGCTCGTACGTCCAGGTCAGTTCGTGTCCGAGAAGCGAGGCCAGCGCATCCCTCGCTTCGCGCGTTCCTTCGAACCATTCGTATGCGATGAGATGATCGGCCATTTGGATATGTATCCACTCCTCGAAATGGCCGGCTTCAGGAAAAGTGGCGATCAGGGCGACCGAACAACGAGCGCTCTTTTGGACCTCGGACACTCGACGGTGCGGGTCATCGCTACGCCCGATCTTGATGAGGCCGTGTTCATTCTGCATGACGTAAAGGAACAGGCAGCTCGTTGCGGGATTGCGCAACGAAGGCAGAGCGGCGCTAGCAGTCAGTTCAATCAAACGCTTCATACGCTGTTGACATCCAATGACTCTGGGACGGCGGTAGCCCAATCGTACTCGGACTAGCTCGACAGGAAGTCAAGAACGACGTCGGCGATCCGGTCGACGTCGGCATCGGCCAGGCCGAGCAGCTGGCGCACAGGATACTGGACGACCGGCCCGTTGCGCTCAACGCGATCGCGCAGGCCCTCCTGGTGCACGCGTGCGATGCGTTCGACCTGGCGCGTGAAATGCAGGACCGACGCGTCGGCGGTCGACGCGGTTTTGAGGAAGCGCGCAGTGCGCAGCTTCGCGAACATCGCGCGCCGGATGTGGCCCTTCTTGCGCCGAGCCTGCGGCTTGCGCGGCGCGTACCGGCTGCCGTCCGGGTTGCGGGCTTCGGCGATGCGCCGTGAATGGCGTCGGCGCAGCTCGGCGGCCAGTCCTTTCGCCAGCACCACGCGCTGCGCGGCCGTGAGCTGGCCGAGCAGGCCGGACGCCCAGTCTTCGGCGCGGGATAGGCGATCAACCATCAGGTCCCCGCGATCGGTGGCTCGCCGAAGTGGCGAATCTCATAGCCGCCCGGCTGCTCGACAACGCCGACGCGCTCGGTCAGCTTCAGCAGGATCTCGACGTCCGATTTGCCGTTGTCGAGCAGCTCGGCCTGGAACTTGAACCCGTCGCGGCAGAGGTCGCGGTTGAGCAGCAGCTCGGGCTGGTGGATCTTCAGCCAGGCGATGATCGGCACCATCAGGTGATCTGCATCGCCGGCGTAATCCGTCACGACGATGTCGAGCGTGTAGGCATATTCGAACGACAGCGACTTCGCAGCGGTGACGGCGATCGACCCGTGTTCGATGAAGACGTGCAGCCGGTCGGGATCGCGCGCGAACTCGGGCAGAGCGGCAGTGAGGGCCGCGCGCAAGCTATCGGGCTTCTTCACGGCGCCGATTCCTCCGTGTCGCGTACTCGGGTCTGCAGCGCGATCAGTTGCTCGGCGTTTTCGTGACAGGTGGTGTAGTTGCCTGCGACGGTTGAGCCGACGGCAGAGAGTGCAATGCCCGAGGGGGCCGCATCAGCGCTTCCGGGATCGCCCACCGGCACGTTGGCGGCGGCGCCGTCGTGCACGCGCACAAACCCAACAGGAACAACGCAGGCGCGATCCGCTTCGCGATCCACATAGACGGGAACCTCCTTGATGATGGTGTCGCCCTTCTCGCGGACGACCTGGACACGGTCGACGTACTGCGTGACGACCTTCACGTCGCGGCGTGCCGCGTCGCGCTCGGCCGTCCGATCGCGCACGTCGCGCGCGAGATCGTCGACGCGCTGGCCGGCGTCGACCAGGCGCGCATGCTGGATCGCGATGACGACACCTGCAATGGCGAGCGCAATCACGCTAGCGACGAAGATACGGGCGCCGGTCGTCACGCGGCCGCCCGGCTGTAGCGATCGAACGCCCGTTCGAGCTTCACGTCGTACAGGTTCTCCGCGTACGCCTTGCCGTTGTACAGCTCGGCGAACTTCGCCCACTTCTTACCGCGCAGCGCGGCGAGCATTACCTTGTCAGCCAGGACGAAGCGGACGAACGCCTCGAGCTGCTCGGCCTCGCTGACCTTCATCGCGTCGACGAACGCGAACACGTCCGGATAGCCGAGCGCCTTCCAGTGGAAGCCCATGATTTGAAACGCGCCCCAGCTCGTCGCCTCGAGCGCGCAGGCGGCCGAAATTTGCGACGCGCTCGCCAGGCGCGCATATTCCGCCGCGTCGCCGGCGTAGCCGCCGCGCTTCGGGTTGATCAGGGCCGGATATTTCGCCGCCAGCGCGTCCGCGTCCAGGCCGGCCGCCGCGAGCTGGCGATACATGATGTGCCGCTCGTACAGGATCACGGGCCGGCCGTCAGGCAGGAACCCGGCGCCTTTCGATTCCACCTCATTGACGGCACGCACGGCCGCGATATCGACCTGCAGCCGATCGGACGCGCGCTGCAGGTCAGCGTCGGTGAGGTGGCGCGGATCGCGCCGGCCGGCCGAGAGCGTCGACCAGGTCTTCGGGCCGGCGATGCCGTCTGCGACCAGCCCATGCGTGGCCTGGAACGCCACCACGGCGTTACGGGTTGCGCTGCCGTAGATTGCGTCGGTGTCGAGGCGCGCGCCGGCTGCGATGAGCTGGCGCTGCAGGTAGCTGACGTCGGCGCCGCGGTCGCCGAGGCGCAGGGTCTTATACATGGCGCCCCCATACCTTGAATTGCAGCACGCGCGCGATTACTGAGTCGCGCGGGTTGCCACGGTGGAACAGCTCGACGACGTTGCCGCGAACACCGTACACGGCGAGGCACAGGACGCCGACCAGCACCGTGTCGGCAAGATTCGCCGGCGGCAGCATGCCGAACGCAGCGCGGATCGGCGCGGCGCCGGCGGCGACCGCGATCGTGTACGCCAGGCATGCCGCGAGCGGCCGGTGGGCGCTCGTGCCACGGCGGAAGGTCACGAGGCGCAGCGCGAGCGCCGCGCACAGCAGCACGTAGACGGTCGTGAGCATTACTTTTCCCTCCCCTTGAACACGTTCAGCAGCCGATCGGGCGCGTCGGCCTGGGCGATCAGCCACAGCAGCAGTTTCACGACGAGCGCGGATGCGATCAGCGCGCCGATGCCGGCATGTACCTCGACGCGCGCCGGCAGCACCGCGTCGAGCGCGGCGGCGAACAGCTCGGCCGTGAGGCACCCGGCGACGAACGAGATCACGAAGAACGCGATGCGCTTCGGAATCGACGGATCGGCGGCCGTCATCACAAACAGCAGCGAGCCGGCGAACGCGCCCATGACGACGTTGGCGTCGACGCCGGGAAACAGCGACAGCGTGGCGACGCCGAGCGCCGCGACCGTCGCGGACGACGTGGAAATAGGTTCAGCCATCTTCATTCCCATAACTGGAGCCGCTCGGCGCCGGATTGCGCCGCTTGCGGTACTTCGTCGGGCAGCTCGACGAGCAGCCCGTGAGGCAGGATCGGGCCGTACTGCGCCAGGTCCCGGTTGAGGTCGAGCACCGCTTCGACGACGCCGCGAGTGCGGCCGAGCACGCGCCAGCACAGCGCGTCGATGGTTTCCCCCTGGAGCGCCCGCACTTCCATCAGATCAGCTCCACCGTCACGCGAGGGCGGCCGATGATGTCGCTGATGGCCCAGCGGGCATCACGGCGCAGCTCGTCGCCCTGGGGCTCGAGCTCGTCTGCGCGGCGTGCGCCGTCGCCTGTCGTGTCGTAGTCGCGGTACCGCTCGATGAGCGTCGCCTTCGCCAGGCAATACACCGCGCGCCGGTAGTGCTGCAGCCGTACGCTTTCGCCGTCGAGCTGGTCGGCCGGCGCGTCGGCCAGGCAGGTGATGCCGGCATCGCGCCACGCCGCGCGTGCGCTGCGCAGCTCGTCGTTGACCTCGGCGATCGCAGCGAGCAGCTCGTGCCGCAGACGGGCGTCGGTGATCGACCCGTCGAGGCGCATCGTGTCGCGCGCGTGGTCGAGCGACACATCCGGATAGAACGGGTCGTTCTTGATCGGCTTGGCGGGTTCCGCCTCCGCCGGCGCGCGTGGCAGCGGCGGGGTCGAGACAAAGGACATGGTTGGGTTCGTCAGGTTGAGAGGGTGAGGCGGTGGACGGGGCTTTCGCGCGGACAGTGCCGGCTACGGCCCCGTGCCGCCTGGTGCGCGGGGTACGCTCGGTGTCAGCCACCGGGGCCGGACTGGCCCCCGTTGGCGGAATTCTTCAGCTCGCGCTCGAGCCGCTCGATGTCCTTCTTCACGCCCACGTTCGCGAAGAGCTGCAACGCGCGGCGCAGGTGGTCGAGTGCCTTCGCCGGGTCGGACGCCGCCAGGCCGTAGCCGATGGCCTTGTGCAGCTTCGCGCGCACTTCATCGGGCATGTCGCATACGACGGTCAGCCATTCGATCTCGAGCAGCGGCTCGACCTGGATCGGATCGCCCGCCCGGTTCGCACGCAGCGCGGCTTCGGCGAATTCCTCGACCAGCAGGCACGGTGTGCTGCGCTTGTACTGGTCGGGCAGCGCGAGCTCGTGGCGTACCGCGTACGCGCCGATCTCGAGCGCGCCCCGGAAGTCGCCGACGTCGATGCGCCAAACCATGATCGTCATCAGCACGTCGTCCTGGGCGCCTGCCGCGCCGTCCAGCACGCCGGCGACCCACGCGTCGTATGCGGGCAGAAACTGCCGCTTCAGGTCGGCCTTGCGCTCGAGCGACTCGACGGCCTTCAGCGCGCGGCGGTGTTCGTCGAGCTGCGCGAGCATCAGCGTGTACGCCGAGTCGTCGCGCAGCCCGCCGACACTCGTCGGCGTACCGCGCGCAGCCGTGGCCGCGACGGTGCGCTGGAAGTGTTCGCGGAACGGGTTCGTCATGCGCCACCCTGCGGAGCAGCCGGGGCAGCGTCGACGAGCTGGATGTCCTCGACCACGCAGCCTGCGCCGTACTGCTCGATCACGTACGCGTCGTTCGAGCTTTCATAGTTCTCGATGCGATCGCGCTCGGGCACTTCCTTCAGCGAGCGCCGGCGCGCACTGATTTGCCAGTAGATCGACAGGTTGTCCAGGCGCGTGACCATCAGCGCATGAGCTGGGAAGTACGGAACGCTGACAGCCGGCAGGTTGCCGATACGCTTCTGCGAGACGACGATGTCGGTTGCGAGCGTTTCGGTCGACGGCTGCGCCTGGTTGATGAGCGGGAAATACTTGTCCTGGAGCAACTCGCGGCCGCAGATCACGACGAGATTCGGGTCTTCGGCGTACCACGGGTCGAGGAACTCGTTGCGCGCGAGCGAAACGACCGCGTCGAGATTCTTGAATTCCTCGCCCTTGCCGATCTTCACGCCCGAGAACACGCGTTGTTTCGCGTTGTTGCGGTACTGCTGCAGCCAGCCGATGTTCACGTCCTGCAGCAGCGGGTTCGCGTTGAGATCGGTGTCGGCCGCAACCTTGACGCCGTTCCAGCCGATCATGATGCGATCGAGCGCTTGGCGCACGATGATGGAATCGCGCACGCGCGCCTGAAAATCCGGGAACTTCGCCCACGCGTCGAGCTGCTGGTAGCGAATATGGGTGTCGTAGTCCGTCTTCTCGCAGCGATATTTCTGGTTGTCGAGTGCCGAGACGTCGCGAGTCTCACGCGCGCGCTTGGTCGTATCGGTTCGGCTTGCGATCGGCCCGGACACGCCGAGGCCGATCTTCTCGCCTTCCATTTCCTCGACGCCGTGGATGTTGATGCGGCCGAGGAAGCTGCTCGATTCCTGAATTTTGGTTTCGAGCGTTTGCTGCACGCTCGGCACGACCGAAAACTTCTTCGTCGCATCGCCGACGCCGTTCAGTTCCTGGATGCGGGCCAGGTACCGGTTGTACTGCTCGCGGGTAGTGTTCCGCATGGGTTCTCCGTCTTTAGAAAATGGGATGAGGGTCGGTTAGCAGTCGGTCTGCGCCCCGCTGTCGCTGCCCGTCGACATCGGCCGCTGTTGCTCGCTGCTGTCGGTACGCGACAGCTTCTGGACCAGGTCGCTGTGGCGTTTGTCGCCGTCCTTCTGCGCCCGCTTCAGTTCATCGAAATTCGTGTTGAACTTCTCGAGCTGCTCGAGCACCTGGCTCTGGCTTTCGGCGAGCGCGACGACCGATTGCGACAGGTCGGAAAAACGCTGGTCGTCGGAGGCTTCCTTTCGGTTCAGCAGGCCGCGCACTTTCGAGAACAACGACTTGCCTGCGTCGTTGGTGCGCGGTGCGTCGTCCTCGATCTCGATGTCGGCTTCGACGGCAGCGCTGAACAGGTTTTCCGGGCGTTGCTTGCGCGTGTCGAATGTCTTGTGCTTCGCGCTGAAGGCGAGCATGTCGGTGCCGAGACTCGCCGGGTTGTCGGTGACGGCCAGGCCGACCAGGTACGCCGCGCCGGTGTCGGCGAAGTCCGGGTCGACCTCCATCGACGTGTAGACCTTCTGGCGTTGCTCCGTGGTCATTGCGACCAGGTCTTTCGTCGGGGAGAGCTGCGCGAGCAAACGCATCTTGCCGTCTTGCTCTTCGGCCTTGAGTGCGATCACGTCGCCATACGCGCGGAACGTGCCATCCGGGGTGTAGCCGCGAATGTGTTCCATGTTGATGCGTGCGCCGTACGTCTTCGGGTCGTAGCTGCTCGCCATCTGTTCGAGCATCGCGCGATCGATCGTGCGGCCGTCCGTCGTCGCGCCTTCGGTCGCGATCCGGAAAAACTTCGTCTTCTTTGCGTCCTGTGCCATGTGCGAATCCGCTGAGAGGGGGCTGTGTTCAGGGATTCCAGTTTCGGCAGTTCGATCCGGCGTCGCAACGCATGTTGGTTGTGCACGCAACCGATACAACCGTATGCAGTAGGGCCTACGCGCGCGCGTCGGTAGCCTTGCTGCATGACTGCACTTCCCATCGATTCAACCGACGTTGATCCACGCCGACGCGCACGCGACCTGTACTGGCAGGGGTATCGCATCGCGCGCATCGCCGAGCTGCTCGGCGCGAAGCCGGCCACCCTCTATAGCTGGAAAAAGCGTGATGGATGGGACGAAACAGAGCCGGTCGATCGCGTCAACATGACGATCGAAGCGCAGTTGATCAAGCTGGTGACGAAGGAGGCGAAGGAAGGGCGCGACTTCAAGGAGATCGACCTGCTGACACGTCAGCTCGACCGGTTGCGCTCGAGACCAGCGAACGATGCAAAGGTGAGCGAATCCGGGGGCGGTGGCGGCACGCGCCGGTCACGCAGCTCGGACGATCGCAACGCCTTCAGCGATGAGCAGGTCGAGAAGCTGAACGACGCGTTTCTCGAATCGATCTTCGACTATCAACGCACCTGGTATCGCGCGGGCTTCAAAGAGCGGATTCGCAACATCCTGAAGAGCCGCCAGATTGGCGCGACCTGGTACTTTGCGCGCGAAGCGCTGCTCGATGCGCTGAACACCGGCCGCAATCAGATTTTTCTGTCGGCCAGTAAGGCGCAGGCGCACGTGTTCCGCCAGTACATCGTCCAGTTCGCGAAGGATGCGGTCGGCGTTGAGCTGCGCGGCGATCCGATGGTGTTGCCGAATGGCGCGACGCTGTACTTCCTCGGCACGAACGCGCGCACCGCGCAGAGCTATCACGGCAACCTGTATTTCGACGAGTATTTCTGGGTGCCGCGCTTCCAGGACCTGCGCAAGGTTGCGTCGGGCATGGCGATCCATTCGCAGTGGCGGCAGACGTATTTCTCGACGCCGTCGAGCCTCGCGCACGATGCGTATCCGTTCTGGTCCGGGGCACTGTTCAACCGCGGCCGTCCGAAGGATCAGCGCGTTTCGATCGATATCTCGAACGCGGCGCTCGCGGCCGGGCGCACGTGTGCAGACGGCCAGTATCGGCAGATCGTGACCGTCGAGGATGCCGTGCGCGGAGGCTGCAACCTGTTCGACCTCGAGCGCCTGAAGCTCGAATACAGCGCGGACGAATACGCGAACCTGCTGCTGTGCCAGTTCATCGACGATTCGCTGTCGGTCTTCCCTCTGGCGACGCTGCAGACGTGCATGGTCGACACCTGGGAAGTGTGGGACGACTTCAAGCCGCTGTACATGCGCCCGTTCGGCGACGAAGAAGTGTGGATCGGTTACGACCCGTCGCACACGGGCGACAGCGCGGGCTGCGTCGTGTTGGCGCCGCCGAAGTATCCCGGCGGGAAATTCCGCGTGCTTGAGCGGTTCCAGTGGCACGGCCTGGACTTCGAAGCGCAGGCCGCGAAGATCGAGGCGCTGACCAGGCGCTACCGCGTGACCTACATCGGCATCGATACGACCGGGATCGGGCAGGGCGTCTATCAGCTCGTCACGAAATTTTTCCCGGCCGCGACGGCGTTCCACTACTCGGTCGAGATCAAGACAGCGCTCGTGATGAAGGCGCAGAACGTGATTCGCAAGGGCCGGCTCGAATTCGACACGGGTTGGAAGGACCTCGCCGCATCGTTCATGGCGATCAAGAAAACCATCACGCCGAGCGGCCTGCAGGTCACGTACAAGGCAAGCCGATCCGAAGAGGCGAGCCACGGGGACCTGGCCTGGGCGTGCATGCACGCGCTCGCCAATGAGCCGCTCGAGGGCGCCACGGGCACCAATACCGGATTCATGGAGATTTTTGATGGCAGGTAAGTATCGACGCGGCGCCGGGCGCCGCACGCATAGCCGCGCCGAGCCGGCAGCCGATTTGACGTCGGCGCCGGCGCCGGCGCCGCGCGCAGAGGCTTTTTCGTTTGGCGATCCGATCGAAGTGATGGATCGGCGCGAGCTGCTCGACTACGTCGAGTGCATGCGGATGGGAAACTGGTATGAGCCACCGCTGCCGCTCGACGGGCTCGCGCGCTCGTTCCGGGCCGCGCCGCATCACAGCTCGGCCATCTACGTGAAGCGTAACATCCTTGTGCAGTCGTACATCGAGCATCCGCTGCTGTCGCGGGCCGACTTCAGTCGATTCGTGCTCGAGTACCTGGTCTTCGCGAACAGCTACCTCGAGCTGCGCACGAACCAGCTCGGCAAACCGATGGCGCTGAAGTCGTCGCTTGCGAAGTACACGCGGGTCGGCGTCGAGCCGGATCAATACTGGTTCGTGACGAACGTGCGCGAGCCGTATGCGTTCCCGAAGGGCGCGGTCTATCACCTGTACGAGCCAGACCTGAACCAGGAGATCTACGGGCTACCCGAATACCTGTCGGCGCTGAACTCGACCTGGCTGAACGAAAGCGCGACGCTGTTCCGCCGGCGCTACTACAAGAACGGCAGCCACGCCGGCTTCATCATGTATATGACCGATGCGGCCGAGCGTCAGGAGGACGTCGACAATCTGCGTACGGCGCTGAAGAACGCGAAGGGGCCGGGCAACTTCCGGAACCTGTTCATGTACGCGCCGAAAGGGAAGAAGGACGGCATCCAGCTCCTGCCGATCGGTGAGGTCGCGGCGAAGGACGAGTTCTGGAACATCAAAAAGGTGACTGTCGAGGATCAGCTCGCGGCGCACCGCGTGCCGCCACAACTGATGGGGATCATCCCGTCGAACGCGGGCGGCTTCGGTGACGTGGAGAAGGCGGCCGGGGTATTCAATGGCCTCGAGATCGAGCCGCTGAAGGCGCGGCTCCGGGAGCTGAACGACTGGATCGGGACCGAGGTCGTGCGGTTTAGAGACTTCGAGATGCCGAAGGGCTGACGCCCGAGCGCACACCAGGCAAAGCAAGCCGCCGGGCACTTCGGTGCCGGCGGCTTTTTTTGCGTCTGTCGATCGTGCAAGGTCGGGGCGGATTAGGGCGCCTCAGAGCGGCTGCCGCCTGGATGCACCCTAAGGGTCGGGCGAGCCCGCCGCAGGGCCGTGGCGGGCCGCTTGACGCGTCGGAGGCACCGTTCCAAGGGCCGGACCCTGCCCCGGAGGTGACGATCTAGACCCGGCGCGCGCAGTTGTGACCCCGCCCCACCTGCCCGCCAAAACGAACGGTTTTTATGCACTCATGCACCCGGCGTTCGGGGCCGCCTGGCGTGGGTGACACGGGAGGCGGCGGGCCGATTCTTCTATGCAAATTTATGCGCCTTGGTTACGCAGTCTCGCCTTCATCTTAGTCTGACGAGGATAGTGGCGAGTCCGCATCACCTGCTCGCAGAAATGAACAGTTTTTACGCACTCGTGCGCGAGTCCCTCTAGGCCGTCCAGCGAGTGCCGCGCCGGGCTGGGGTCATGCAGTCGTCTAGTTGGTCTGTTGCGGTGCCGCGTATCGTGGTCCTGTCTATACAGAGTTGTTGGAGCCGCCGTGGTGCTCAGCTGCGATTCACCCCTGCCTAACTAGGGCGGTGGGAATCCCAGTTAAAGACACTATTCGATCGTGGAAGTCCTGAAAGTCATCTCCGCTTGCTTTTGCCAAATCTGAGATTTTATAAAAGCGATTTGTGCTAGGGGATTCGCGGCGCGCCATTTGGAGATCCATTTTGTCGACGTTTACGACGGTCCAGCATTCGGCAAATCCGCTTGCTTTTGCTTTTTGGTGGCTTTTCTCTGCCTCACCTACGCGATTGTGAATATTCGAAAAATCGGACCCGGCCTTGACTTCGATTGCGATGAGCTGCCTAAAGCTGCTGGCTCGCATTTCCTCCCGAATAATAATGTCGGGGTCGGCGGCAAACTCGATTAAAACCCTTCTGCCGGCCGCATTTTTAACTTCGATACTCGTATTGCTGATATTGACAACCGATTTTTCGACTATCTCGTGAATTGCGTTGAATACTGTTCTGATGCCGGCGGTTCCTTTACGAACGTTTGCACCGCCGCGCAATTGCGGACCCAGCGTGAGCAGTGTCAGGTCGTCGAGCAAGGCGGCATTCACGCTTGCCGTGCCAATGCCCGTCAGTAGTAACGCCCCGGCATCGCAGAGAGCTGAGCATGCGTCGGGCAGCGCCTCTGCGCTCGCCGCGCTAAGGGTGCCACGCTCTTCCATAAGTTTCAGCCGTGAATATCCGGTAGCAGAAGTGTAAAACTCCTTCTGACTATAGCCATACAGCAGGCGATAATATCCCAATAACCGCGGTGTGGTCGAAAGCACGATTGGAACTGGAAAAACCATCTCTCCCCGCAACCCTTGGCTAGCCAATTGCGCCAATGCATGTTTCGGTACGAAGCGCGCAAGCTCGTTGTCGATGTCAGGGATCGACAGGGAGCGTACAGTTTCGCGTAGTGCCTCTTGTAACGTATGCTCGCGTATTTCCCGCAATGACGCGGCGAAAGCAATTTGCAAATCAGGTTCCGGCGCTGAAAACGTGATTTTTGAATCGCGCTCACTGATTGACGAGGTATCGGCGCCTGAATCTTCTGCTTTTTTTGTCATGCGGCCACCCGAACCACTGAAGATTCGTCAGCGGAAAGCCGCTCGACCGCGAGAGAAACGTACTCGGGGTTTAGTTCGATCCCGACATAGCGTCTCCCGGCCTGTTGAGCAACTAGGCCCACGGTGCCGGCCCCGAAAAATGGATCCAAAACGAGATCGCCTGGACGGGTCGATGCACGAATGCAGGGCTCGACCAATTTGGGAGGGAACGTAGCAAAGTGCGCCCCAGCGAACGCTTGAGTATTTATGTTCCACACCGAGCGACAGTTCCGACCGTTGGGTTCCAATACAGCCTCGCGATCGTAAAGATATCGTTCACTCTTGCTGAACATGAAGACATACTCGTGAGCGCGCGTTGGCCGGTCTTTTACGCTCTCAGGCATAGCGTTCGGTTTGTTCCAAACGATGTCAGCCCGGAGATACCAGCCATCATCCTGAAGTGCAAAAGCGAGCCGCCACGGAATCCCCATGAGATCCTTTGGCTTCAAACCTTCGGGTGTGTCTGGACGAACCGCCATGGCTCTCGCGGGGTTCTTCTTATCGGGAGCGCGCCAGCCGCGATTCCCGCTGGTGTATCCATCGCCGATATTCAGCCATAGAACGCCATCGTCTTTCAGAACACGTCGAACTTCGGCAAAAACTGCCTGCAGTCTATGTATGAACTGCGGTAGGGTTTGCTCTAGACCGATCTGGTCGGCAATGTTGTAGTCGCGTAAGCCCCAGTACGGTGGCGAGGTCACGACGCACTGAACACTAGAGGAGGGTAGGCGTTGAAGGACGTTGAGTGCGCTGCCTTCAAATATAACGGAGTCGTCGAGCCGAAGCGGCTCCGGGTTGCGAATTTTTGCCGTGCGCATCGAGAATTTTGGGCAGAGTTGATCCAGCGATGCCGAATCATACAACGCACGGTCCGCGTCGGGCCTCTCAACTAATTCGGAGTGTTTTCTCTCGACGGCTTCGCGCGAGCGCGAGTTGCCTCCGAGCGTTAGTTGATGGCTCAGGGGCATGAGGATCGGCGCTTACCGGTGCAACGAGCAACTCAGGGGCGGACGCAATGAGGCTGCCTTACTCGTCCGGGTCACGCAGTTTGGGTGTTTTGTGCAGATCGGCCCAGTAGTCGGGGAGTTCGTCTTCGGGCACGTTGAAGCGATTGAGCCACGCTTCGCTCGCGATCGTCGTACTGAGGAGGGGCGCGGTGCTACTGACCGTGCCGTCCTGCAGGCTGTCGATCGTATCGGCGACGATGGGGCGCAGAGCCCGGTTCAGCAGCACATATGCAGCCGGCGGCTCCGGCGGATGCCCCGCGCCAACCGACACGCCGGCTTGAGGTTCTACCCCTGCCTGAATCAGCAGGTCGCCATCGCCGAATACGGATTTTCGATACCAGTCAGGGGGGAGCAGCATTTTGTCTGCTCCACCGGCGCGGCGGACGAGATCGGCGTCGATCACTGTCAGCCAGTCGACCGTCTTGAGCTTGTCGGTCAGGTCACGCACGCATGTGCGCCGTGGGCTCCCGACGTCGACCCCGGCCCCGTACTGCCGCGCCCAAAAATACTCGCTCGCTTCGTTTGGCTCCCGCCCCATCGGCGGTAGGTTGACCGCGTAACCGCCATGTCCGTGTACTGGCCGCAACCATTCCGCGAACTCGGCTAACAGCCGCTCGAACGCGCCAGGCGCGAGCTGCAGAAAGCTGCGCGGCACCGTGAACGACATCGCGTCGAGGCTGCGCTCAAACTTCGCTTCCCAGTCTTCGAGGCAGAACACGGCGAAATCGTAGAAGCCGGCCGCGAGCTTGTGATCCGCGCTGGTCGTAGTCGACACCAGGGCCGCATTGCTCGGAACGTGCTTCGCCAGGTCGGGAAAGCCAGGGGATTTGTCGAATGCGACGGGCGCCGCGCCTTCGGCGTAGAACCATCGCATCGGGCCGGCCTTCGGTGGATCGCGGCCTTCAGCCTCTGCCAGCGCCGTCTCGTACCTGGTGATGACGTCGAGATAGCGGTCGTAACATCGCACGAGCGACTTGCGCGTCGCCTCCGTGTAGCCGTTCCGGAAGTACAGGACGCCGCGCACGACAAACGCCGCGCCTACGATGCCTTTCTGATAGGGCGGCTCGAACAGTCCATACGGCAGGGTATCGCGGCGCTTCGGGTCATTGGCCCACGCAGCCAGTTCGTCTTTCGTCATGGTATTCAGGGGAACGCGAAACCGGGGACGCCCGGCGGAAGATGCGGAATCGGGGCAGGCATTGAGCGGTTCGGCCCGGCCGGACTGACGCCAAAAATCGACTCGACGTCAGATTGCGTTTGCGTCGATCGTGCGGGTTTTTCGTCCGGCTTGTCGTCGCCACATCCGCAGTCGGCTGGGCGCAGCGTTGCCACCTTTTTGTCGCTACCGGCGATTCGCACGTATGCCTCCCGTTGACGATCGCCGTACGAATCCTCGAACTTCATTTCGACGACGGTCTTGATATTCGACTGCTCGGGCGGCAGAGCAGGATTGCGCACGATCACGACGTCGGGTCGACGCGTTTGATCCAGGCCCGTTTTCTTCCCGTCGCGGTAGCCCTTCATGCCGCCCGGCCAATTATCCCGTATCCAGTCGACGACGGAATCAGGGCGCAGCGGCCGATCCTCTTCGGTCATGATCGGGACCGGAGGCGCTGGCGGTGTCGGGCTCATGTCGTAGCTGACCTCCGGCAGGTACTCGGTCGGCCCGCCGAACGTCGCTCGCGACGATTCGTTCATGGCGTCCAGGCGTTGAGCGACGCATGCTTGTCGGAGCGTCCGCGACCTCCCACGCTTGTCCACTCTTGTCTGGACGCCGATGCGCGCGCACGGGCACATCACCCCGCAGAGCACTTCCTTATCCTTTCCCGACAGGCGGCCGTCGAGCCCGACGAGGGTCGTGTTGCCGTCGCCCTTGCTCGCGCCGGCGGCCGAGCTGCGCGAATAGTCGGTCATGCCTTCGTGTCCGCGGTGCCTGTCGTGCCCGGCTGGCTGAACGACAGCGACGCGGCCTGTTGTGTATTCAGCCAATCCGTATGGCCGTTCGCATCCGTCATGCCGTGAATCGTCTGGCCGTCCGTCGACGTCACGGTGTACGGATGGTTTGCGATGGGCCGGCGCGTGTTGTCGTCGACAACCTGGAAGCGGCCGCGATTCGGGCCGTCGTTCTGCGGCACTACGCTCTTGCCGCCGCCGACCGGCGCGCCTGCGCCCGATGTCGGGGAGGCTGTTGCGCTGCTTTGCGACGCGATCAGCGTCGCACCACACGCAGTTACGTCGCCCTCGGACGCGACCGGCCGACCGTGGAACGTCATGTTCAAACCAGTCTTGATCTTGACGATCGGATAGAGGCCGCCGCAGCGTGGACATGAAACCATGTCGCCGAGCAGCGCGAGCGCCTTTCCGTCGACAGTGTTGGTCGTGTCGCTGGCAATTACGCGCCCACCGTGCGAGGTCGTGTCGCCATCCCGAATGAATGCGAAGCCCATGCTGAATCCTATGAAGAAACGTGCCGCCGAATGTAGCACGCGACGCGTGAGCCGTTCCCCTGTTGGGATTGACAGGTTTTTGAGATTGTCAAGTGATAGGAAGGGCTGCGGTCGAGCGGGGCGGATTGCTTCCGATCGGTGCAGTTCATCGCGACGATAGGCCGGACGGATGTCTCCGAAATGAGGAGTCGCGGCACGGTTGCGGTGAGCGGCGCGATGTGACGCGTTGCTCCAAGAAGAACGGCGCTCAATGAGCGCCGTTCTTGTTTCCACTGATGGAAGTGGATCGTTAGATCTGCTGCGTTACGGTTTGCGCCATTGGTCCGGCTTGCCTTGAGAGGTGTGCCGGACGCGCTCGACGAGTGGATCTTTCCCTTGATTCAACTCGCGCGCGCGTTCAATAGCTTCCTTCTGCGTGGGCAGCACGTCGCTAGCACGCTGCGAATTGGCACGCCGTACTGCGTAATCGCCTTGCGCCCGGCGCTCGACGAACAGTTTGTCTTTCGACATATAAAGCTCCTTGAGCATGTGCTCACAATTTCAGAGAGGCCCCCGGAAGGACAGGTGCCCTATTTATCCGGGAGCGTTGATGCAGCCCTTATTCCTTCGCTTTACGCACCTTAATCGGCCACGCTGCGATGCCGAACTTCCTGGCATCCAGCATTGCGCCCGACTTGGTGCGGCGGAAGCGGCGGAAGATGATGACGTAATCGTCGTCGTCTTTGCTGGTCATTTCCGTACCTATCAGAAATGCCTCTCCGAAATGGAACTTTTGCGCTTGCAGCAATCGAATTGGGTAACTACAATTCGCGTGCCTTCGACCGAAGCGCAGAAGAGGAAGCCGGAGGCTTTTTCGTCTTCCTTTTCACCCGAACGTCATTCGTGCGCCAACACGGATGACGTTTTTTTTACACCACGCCAGTGCGACGGAGCCGGTTCAGGCGGATACGGGCTGCCTCCATGGACACCCCGAACCGATTCAACAGCAGCGCCTCCGTCGTAAGGCTGTAGCGCACGATCTCGTCAAGCGGCATCAGGAACTCCGCCGCAAACTGGTTCGCTTGCCATTCTGAATCTTCATACGTCTTGATTTCTTGGCCAGGCACCTCGCGGTTGAGCGTTCTGCGATGCCCGAGGAGCGCATGACCCATCTCGTGGAAGACGGTGAAGACCGCGCGCGCGTCGCCTGCACACGCGCCCTTGTAAATCCGCTCCGTCAGATAAAGGGTCAGGCTTTCGGGAACCCAACACGCAAGCACGCCCCGCGGCAAAACCCCAGTGTCCTCGACCACATCGACCGTAATCGAGTAGCTGATCAATTGCTCGAGGAAGCGCCCCATGTTGGCAGGCCAACGAAAGCCGAGTGCCGCCCGCGAACGCGTCGCCACATCACGAATGTCTGCGATGCTTCGGGGCGACACCCGAAAGCCTTGTAACGGACCATGGCCGAACATTATTTCCCTCCGATCTTCATGAGCAGGGATTTAAGTTGTTCAATATCCACGGGGTCCACATCGCTCAACGAAGCGCGCGCGAAGCCCGCGACCATCATTTGATGTTCGTGCGTGAGGCCTTCCAACGAGACGGTCGCGTTCGAAACGTCCGCCAGCGGTTGCAAGGGCTCCAGCCGGACACCCCTTTCTTCAAAGTACTGCTCCGTTTTTGCGACTACCTCGGACGGAATCTTCTTCCGGCCCGTTTCCATAGCACTCAAATATGCTGCCGTGAACCCCAAAGTGGTCGCCATTTCGGAAAGCGTGACATCTGCATCCAGCCGAGCCTTCCTTACGGCTTTGCCGAACGGTGTGATCGCCATATCTTTCTCCGGTTTCGGTAACGACGTTATCCTTATTGTGGAGAAAGCTTAACCGATTTGGTTAAGCTTCGCAACCTGTAGTGAAGAAACAACGGGCCAATGCGGTTGAACGGCCGGCGCGCGGAGTGCCTAGGTAGCGAGGTAATGGATGGAGGCGTGTCGGGCCGGTGCAGCCAAATTGCAGCTTGGCCGGCGTGGATTGGCCTTGATTGGCCTTGTGCAGCCTAGGAGAAATAGCATGAGTGATCTACACGACAACTCGCTGGAACGTCCGGAGCGCCTGCTGCGCTTCGCAGAGGTTCGCGCCCGCATTGGTTTGTCCAGGAGTGAAATCTATCGGAGGATCGGCGCGGGAACATTTCCGGCTGGTGTCAAGCTAGGTGCTCGAGCCGTGGCGTGGCGCGAATCCGCCATCGAAGATTGGATTCGTGCTCTCAGGTAG